ATGCTAATGATGCTAATGAGCGTCAAGCTCAGCTGAATCGTTCTTTTCAACGTCAGGAAGCTCAAAAAACTCGTGATTGGCAGGAGGAAATGTGGAATAAACAGAATGAATATAATTCTCCTGAGGCTATGATTTCTCGTGGTTTAAACCCGTTTCTTCATGGTTCTTCAGGCACTGGTGCTTCTGTTCCTACTGGAGCTCAGGCTGGTTCTGTTTCTACTCCCTCTATGCAAGCTCCTCATTTTGATTTTTCTTCTGTTGACCAGGCTTTGGTTTCATTTGCTCAGGCGAAAAAAGCTCTTTCTGAGGCTAACCAGATAGATACTCTTACTCCTTATATGGCAAAAAAGATGCTAGGTGATACTAATTATAAAAATATTGGTGTTGGTCAGTCTGGTTATTGGAATAAGGAGACAGGTCGTATTTCTGCTGAATTGGATCAGTCTATGGAACGTCAACAACTAGAAAATGCTGTTTCTGCTGCTAAGCTTTCGGCTGCTCAGACTACTCAGATTTATTTACAGTCTGATGCTCAAGCTATCCTGAATAAGTATATGGATGCTCAACAGCAAGCAGATTTGTTTACGAAAGCTCAGTATCTTTATAATCTTGTCCAACAAGGTGCTTTAACTGAGAAGCAGGTTCAAACCGAGATTCAGCGTGCGGTTCTGCTTGCTTCTCAGGCACAAGGTCAGAAGATTTCTAATAAGATTGCTTTTGATACTGCTGACGCTCTGATATCTGCTACTAATATGGCTTATTATACGCAGTATTATGATTCTCTTTGGGATTATAAAAATGTAAATAACCGTAAGAATATGCAATATTCTAAGGATAAGGCTATCCGCGATTATTACAAATGGTCTGCTGGTAACGCTAAGAAAGATTTTGAATCTTATGGTTTGCGTAATGCTATAGAATATGCATCTCGTATTTTTCAAGGTGCTGGTAATATAATTGGAGCTATGCGCCCTGGTGCTCAGATTTTCCGTAATGATTACGGTTCTCGTAATACTACTATTTATAATGGTTCTAATGGTATTGGCTATTAATCTTATTTAACGCCAACTATGTTGTACTTTGCAAACTATTTCGTATCTTTGTAATGCAGAAAAGAACTGATAATAATTTAAAATTTACAGTTATGAAATATGAATTGCGTATTAAAGTTGGCCGTAAGGTAGTATTTTCGAGAGTTGGAACTTTTGATTCTTGCGCTTCTTGGATTAAAACATGGGAAGAGTATCCTATGACGCATGAGTATGTTTATATTTTGCGTCCTATACTTCAAGATGTTATTAATCTTCAGGACTAAGAGCCCATCGCGGCTCTGGAGCGATATACACCCGCCGCCCGCGTAGGGCTTGGTATAAAATGGAGCGGAGCGACTTCCCTAGAGGAGCGTTCCGCTCCGGTATTTTAGCACGTAGGTGCGCAAAGGCAAGACAGACTTGACTTGCCGTGCCTATACCCCTATGTTATTCAAGCGAAGCCCCTAGTTGTGTCCGAAGGAAATTTGAGTTATCATCTCAAATTCGGCCTCCCTTGTCCATAAACGCACAACTCACACTCTAACCGTAGAATAAAAAACTCCGAAATATTTTGTTTATTCAAAAATAATGCTTTCCTTTGCCCCTGTAGAAACCGAATTCATTAGTTTATTAACATTTAAAATTTACAATTATGCTGAAATTTATTATTTCCCTTAAAGAAAAACAGACTGGTCGTGATGTTATGCCGCCTTATATTGTCAATTCTTTGGATGGTCTTGGAAATTATTCTGAGCGAGTTTCTCCGTTGGGTCTTATTGTTATTGTGGATTCAATTAAAGAAGAAAATAATTTTGTTGAACTTAAAACTCGAACTGATGAAAAGTAATAATATTTGGAAAATCGTAATTGGTGCTGTTTCTGCTGCGCTTGGTTACATTCTTAATGCTATCGGATTATGAACTATTCTCTTATGCATTTCCTTGAGTATTTGTTGTTTTCTAATGCTCATTTTGCGGTAACTAGTGCACGTCGCACTCCCGAGCAGAATAAGGCTTGTAATGGTGCTCCTAATTCTCAGCATTTGATAGGTGAGGCTATTGACATCAAGCCTTATGGTTCTACTAGTTTTAATAAGTTGCTTGAGATGATTCATGGTTATTCTGACCATATCTCTCCCTTTGACCAACTTATTATTTATCCTACGTTTATTCATATTTCATTTGGCTCGCGTAGTCGTCGCCAAGTAATTGATAAAAGAAATGAAATATTCTCCTGATTTGCTTAAAGCTGTCGACCATTGTCAATATCGCTCTTTTATAACTAATCGTTACACAGGTCAACGCATTGCTGTGGATTGCGGCCAATGTGATTACTGTATTCATAAGCGTGCTCAAAAAGCGTCCATGCGTGTGAAGACCGCCGGAAGCGCTTTCAAGCATTCTTATTTTGTAACGCTTACTTATGATAATGATCATATTCCTTTAATGAATTGTGAGGTTCTACATAGTGAGTATGAAGACACATTAAGTATCTCAGGAGATAAAGTTTTTGGTTATGAACTTCATTCTTATATCCCTGTTTCTGAGTATCAACCTGAGGATTCTTCCCGATTGTGTCATATATTCTTCACGCAAGTTCAAGGCACGGTGCCGTTTGACCGCGAAATTAAGGAATATGTTCCTGTTAAGGATAACTGGTTTCTTAGTATGGATGCTATTCGTAGTTTTATCCGTAAAACGCAGGCCGTCGACAATTCGGTATATCCCGTTGCTGAAAAATACGGTGTTGGTAACCTTATACCCTTTTTGAATTATGTTGATATTCAGAACTATATTAAACGATTACGTAAACATTTACATTTAGTTTTAGGTACTTATGAAACGTTACATTTCTACGCTGTTGGCGAGTATGGCCCAGTCCATTTCCGCCCGCATTATCATATCTTACTATTCACGAACTCGAAAGAAGTCTCAGAGGTATTACGACAGTGTCATAATAAGAGTTGGAAACTCGGTCGTTCAGATTTCCAGATTGCCCGCGGTGGAGCTTCGTCGTACGTTGCGAGTTACGTTAACAGCCTTAGTTCTGCTCCCTTATTATATAAATCATGCCGTGCATTTAGACCCCGGCAAAGAGCGTCTCTTGGATTTTTTGAGAAGGGCGAGGTTTTTAACGAGAATGAAGACCTTTATCACTCGGTCAAACAAAAAATCGATTCTGTCATTAATGGACGAGTCTATAACTTCAACGGAATTACTGTTAAATCGACTCCCCCCATGTCGTATATCCGTACCTTACTCCCCCGATTCTCAAGTGCTCGCTATGATGATGCTGTTGCGATTTCTAGAATTATTCGAGCTGTTGCAGATGCGCCAAAAAGAATTGCAAGGTTCGGTATTATAGATTATGATTCCGATTCTATCCTTTCTATTGTTCGTGCTTATTATCAGTATCTTACATTGAATCATCACCTAACCAATGAGGACGAAATTATATTACATAATGCTCGGTGCCTTACTAGGCTCTGTAACAGTTCTTCTGATGTCGATATTGAATCTTATATTAATAAGTTGTATCGGCTATTCCTTTATGTCAGTAAATTTCTTAGGAATTGGCATTTGCCTGCCATCGGTGGTAATCTTGACCCTTATGCCAATCGTATTATGTTTATCATCAAAACTGGAATAGAATATGAAAAGAAAAAAGATTATCAAAATTTACGAGATTCATATACAGTCCGAGCCCAATTCCCCGACATATCGGATAGTATGTTCGTCTTACCGCAGGACGGGCGTGAAATTGATTTCATTTCGTCCTCTTCGAGTGAGACGTTTCAGCTCCTTGACCAACTCAGATACCGTAGTGCAGCATTCTGTCGTGATATGGTTAAGCATAAGAAATTAAATGATGCGAATGATATATTTAACCGTATGGTCTAATTTAAATTGATTGATTATGAGTGATTTTAATCCGCTAGACCGAGCGAAAATTGCCGTGCATCGCTCTTCCTTTGATTTGTCTAGCAAAAAATTATTTACGGCAAAAGTCGGAGAGATTCTTCCCTGCTATTGGCAAATTGCCATTCCTGATACTAAGTATCATATTTCTTCCGATTGGTTTACTCGTACTGTTCCCGTCAATACGGCGGCTTATACCCGTATTAAAGAATATTACGATTTTTACGCTGTGCCGTTACGTTTGATTTCTCGTGCTCTTCCGCAGGCGTTTACTCAGATGACGGATTATATGACATCTGCTGCTAGTAATACTGCTAATACCGAGATGTTGAAGTCTGTTCCGAATACATCGTTGAATTTGTTGTCACTAGGTCTTCAGACGATTAATGGTCAAGATGTCTTCGATGATGCTGGCTTCCCTTATGTCTATGGTGCTTCTAAGATATTGGATATGCTTGGATATGGTTCTTTCCTTGCGCCTTCGAATACCGCTAAAGCTGCTATTACCAAAGCTTATTTAGGGGTTCAGTCTCTTGATGATACTCTCAATCCTTTGGTCTATTCTTCTAGTCAGACTGTGAATCTTCTTCCGTTGTTGGCCTATCAGAAGATTTATTATGATTTCTTCTCTGAGTCTCAATGGGAAAAACACTTGGCTTATGCATATAATGTAGACTATTGGGACGGTAAATCTCAATTGACTCTCGCTCCTGAAATGCTCCAGCTTCGGTATGCTAACTATCCGAAAGATTACTTTATGGGCATGCTTCCGAATAGTCAGTACGGCTCGGTAGCTATTCTTCCGTCGGCAACTAATTTAGACCCCTCTAATGTCATTGTCCTCTCTCGTTCTTCTTCGGGTGTTTCTGGTGGCTCTGTTGGTCGTCTTTCAAATGCAGCTGCTTCTACTTCTATTATCTCTACTAATACTGATTCATCCAATCGGTATGCTTATGTCAATTCCGACCTTTCTGCCCTCTCAATCCGTGCTACAGAATACCTACAGCGCTGGAAAGAAGTAGTACAGTTTGCAAGTAAGGATTACTCAGACCAGATGCGTGCTCAGTTTGGTATTAAAGCTCCTGAATACATGGGAAACCATGCTCATTATATCGGAGGTTGGTCTAATGTAATTAATATTAACGAAGTCTTGAATACCAACTTGGAAGCTGACGGTTCTCAAGCCGTTATCGCTGGTAAAGGTGTAGGTTCTGCTTCCGGTCATAAGTTAACTTATGATTGTGGCGCTGAGCATCAGGTTATCATGTGTGTGTATCATGCTGTTCCTATGGTTGATTGGAATCTGACTGGTCAAAATCCTCAGTTGACTGTTACGGCTATTACTGATTTCCCCCAACCTGCGTTCGACCAATTAGGTATGCAAGCTGTCCCTGCCTTGAATCTTCAGAATAATCCTGGTCGGGTAGTTTCTGGCTCTCTTGGATATAATCTTCGCTACTGGCAATGGAAATCTAATATTGATACCGTTCATGCCGCATTCCGTTCTGGTATGGCTTATCAGGCTTGGTCTGCTCCTATTGATGGATGGGGCGTCCTGACTTCTAAAGGTGCTTGGTCTTACCAGTCTATGAAAGTTCGTCCTCAGCAATTGAATTCTATCTTTGAGCCTCAAGTTTCAGGTCAGAACTGTTCCGTTGCTTATGACCAGTTGTTGTGTAATGTTAACTTCCAAGTTCATGCTGTGCAGAATTTGGATAGAAATGGTTTACCTTATTAATGTATTGATTATGAGAAGTTTTGCTTATAAGAATGAGAATTTTGAAAAGGATTCGTGTGTTCCTGAGTTGAAGGAAGGCAATCCGTGTTATCAGGCTTCTGTTTATGACTCTGTTATGTATGATGAGACTCCTGATGGCGATTTGATTCAGTGTGATATGACTCAGATTCTTCTGAACCAAGAAAAGTATCGTCGTTTGCTTGGTGATATGAATGTCAATAATATCCTTGCCCAAATGCATCCTACTCCGTCTACTCCTATGGATGATATGACGGATGAGGAACGTTTTGCTTGTGTTATCTCGCGTCATTGCCAGACAATGTCTGAACGCCAGGCTGTGTTGAAGCAATTGGCTCAAGAAAAGTCTGAATTAACCGCATATGCCGAGGCTATGCTGGCAGAGGAACAGGCAGCGCCCGCCCAAGTGGCTTCCGCCCCTGCCGATAGTGCACAATGAGGTATTTAGAGATTGGAGAGAGCATGCTCTCTCCTAGAAATGAACATCATCTTCTTGGTAGTTTGTTTAGCGCTATTGGTAATGCTTTTGCTACTTCTAATGCTAATGATGCTAATGAGCGTCAAGCTCAGCTGAATCGTTCTTTTCAACGTCA